CCCAACGACTCTCGTGGCGAGACAGGCAAGAGACAACCCGCTGTCACTGGTTGAAGGAAAAAGATGGTAACTATGTATGTTCTATCCATCCCGTACGGTCAATCACCTGCGGAATGCCACACCTTAGATTCGTTCATAATCAGAACACGCACCACACGGTAATCAGAGTCATTCAGTTCGGACGAAATTGGGCATTGAAATGCCCTGTAGAATTTGGACCATACGACGAGCAAAGCACTCAGGTAAGAATTGAGTGGTTAAGACGACTTTACAACTGTTCGAAAGACCTTGGAATTGATACTTGGCTTCCTGAAATCTTGGAATATTTAGATGCAGGAAACAGAACAGCGACAAGGTTCTGCGCAGAGAAGAAAAAGAAACTATTTGAAATCAGGAGATGACAAAGTGGGATTACTATCAAAAAAGACTCAAGAAGATATTAAGGCGCCTGTTCAAAAATCAGAAGCACTCCCTGGATTTCAACTTTACTTCGCAGGTAGTCAGAATAAGGTAGCAGAAGCATTTCTGAGAAAGAGCGGAGCAAATAGACTTGCCAGTCAGTTGCTTGACCGTATCGTTATCAATGGTTGGATTGAGGCAAGGAAGAAAGGCGAGTCGAAAGGACACCTGTTTATAGACTCCGGAGCATACTCTGCTCATACAAAGAATGCAGAGTTAGATGTAGATGCTTATATCGAGTATTTGAATTCGATGGATGAAGAACTCCACATCTTTGCTCAGGTTGATAAGATTCCTGGTGTATTCAGAAAGCCGAAGACAAGAGAGGAATTGCTTGAAGCTCCAGAACAGAGCTGGAATAACTATCTGTATATGAGAGATAAACTCAAGAGCCCGAAGAAACTCCTTCCCATCTTTCATCAGGGTGAGGATTATAAGTGGCTTGAGAATATGCTCGAGTGGACAGACGAGAACGGAGAACACATTCCATACATTGGAATATCTCCTGCGAATGACCAGCCCGTCAAGGAGAAAGAGAAGTTTATTGACAAGTGCTTCAAAATCATCGCAAAGAGTTCTAATCCGAATGTGTGTACTCACGCTTTCGGAATGACATCACTGTATATACTGGAAAGGTATCCGTTTACTTCAGCAGATAGTACAAGCTGGATTCTCAACGGAGCAAACGGAAGCATTATGACCAAGTACGGTTCGGTTACGGTCAGCTCTGGAAGACTCAATGCTCCTGACCACATCAGGAAGATGCCGAAAGAAGCACAGCGTAAAATTCAGCGATATGTTGAAAGTCATGGATACACGATGACAGGACTGTCTGATGACTACAAGCAGAGAGTCATTTTCAACATCGAGTATCTCATGGACTGGGCAAAGAACTATCGTTACAGACCGTCAGCGGTCAAAAGAAAGACTCTCTTTTGAGAGTATAAATCAGTTGAGTAGAGAGTTTTGTAAGCCTTTGAAACCCTCTCTTAAAATAAAAATAAAAAGGAGAAAGAATTATGAATCAAAGACCTAGTTGTTTCGGAAAGTATGACGATGCAAATGATGTATGTGCGGATGAATGTAAAGATATAGACGCATGTGTATCAACATCTAATACTTCTCTGCGAGGAAGAAACGGAAGAGAACTTGATGGGGTAACTCTTCTAGGAAACCAGAATACGAAGTACAAGTATGATTACGACCCATCCGTACTCGAGACTTTCGTAAACAAGCATCCTGACAACGACTACATGGTAACATTCGATGCATACGAATTTACCAGCTTGTGTCCAAAGACAGGACAGCCCGACTTCGCTAAACTGTTCATCAACTATATTCCGAATGAAAGAATGGTTGAAAGCAAATCCTTGAAGCTGTACTTATTCAGCTTCCGGAACCATGGAGACTTTCACGAAGACTGTATGAACATTATCATGAAAGACCTCATTAAATTAATTGATCCCAAGTATATAGAAGTCTTAGGTCTATTCACCCCTCGTGGCGGGATATCCATTTATCCTTTTGTCAATTATGCTAAACCTGAAAGTGATTATGTGTTCTATAAAGACAGCAGAAAATTCCAGGTAATTGATAACATAATGGCAGGAAAGGCAGCAAGATGAAAAAGAAAGCAGTTGTTTTACTCAGCGGAGGCATAGACAGTACTACCTGCATCGACAGAGCTAAAGCATTCCAAGCTAACGGAATCAGTGATCCTGCATTAAATAATAATTAAGAGGAGAGAATAATATGAAGAAGAATGTATCTAGAATTTATCTTGTATGCACCGTTTTGTTTGTAACCTGTCTGCTGCTTTCAAATATTGCTGCAGTGAAACTTATTGCTGTTGGACCACTAACTTTACCCGCAGGGGTGTTAATGTTTCCTATAACCTATATTTTGAACGACATGCTGTCTGAAGTGTATGGTTATAAAATGACAAAGTTTACAATATTTTTAGGATTTGCGATGAATTTATTCATGTCTCTGTATTTTACCCTCACTATCTATCTCCCGGCGCCTGTATTTTTTAAGAACCAAGAGGCTTATGCTTCTATTCTCGGAAATACTCCTAGGATCCTTTTTGCCAGCTTATGTGCATACTTAGTAGGAACCACTCTAAATGCAAAAATAATGGTAAAAATGAAAGGAATTTCCGGAGAAAATAAGGGACTGTTTATGAGATGTGTATCATCTACACTGGTCGGAGAATCTTTTGACAGTCTTATATTCGTAACCCTCGGATTTTTTGGAAATATGCCGCTAAGAGATATGTTTATAATGGTGGTAACTCAAGCAACGGTTAAAACTGTTTACGAGATTATCATATTCCCAATAACAAGTCAAGTCATTAAAAAGATAAAATCTGTGGAAAATGTCGCTGTTTAAAAATTAAAATCAATAAGGAGGAAAAATCTAATGAAACAGATGAAAATCGCAACTGAGAAATTCCAGGATATGGTAGCTCGTGCGTCGAAAGGAGCTTCGGAGAACAAACTTCTTCCGATTACAAGCCTTATGGCCTTCGAACTCAAAGACAATGTGCTGACGCTGACCACGACAGACACAGCAAACACGCTTAAGGTGATTTCCGACAAGGTTGAGGGCGACGATATGTACGCCGTGGTTCCGGTGGATTTGTTCAGCAAACTCATCGCAAAGACCACTTCGGAATCCATCACCATTAAGCTCACGGACAGCAGCCTTGAGGTGAAGGGTAATGGTACATATAACATTCCTCTCATCATGGACGAGGATGGACTTGTTCAGTTTCCTGAATATAAGTTCGAGAAGAAGGGTGACCCAGAAGTTGTCAACTTGACTTCCATCAAGAACATTCTCAACATCAACAAGGCCGCTGTAGCAAAGACCATCGACACTCCTTGCCTGTGCGGATACTACATCGGTAAGCGTGTCATCTCCACTGACGAGCAGGTAATCTGCTTTAATGATTTCCAGCTTCTGAAAGAAGATGTTCTTATCTCTCCTGAAATGATGGAACTGCTCAGCCTTAACACGGAGGAGAAAATCAACTGCTATTACAGTGACGGATACTTCCTGTTTGAGACTCCGAACATCGTTCTGTATGGTGCAGAGCATGACGGTAAGGACCTGTTCCCTGTGGAAGAGATTACAGGCTATCTTGACGAAGAGTTCCGTTCGATGTGTAAGCTTCCGAAGATTCTTCTTCAGAATGTTATCGACCGTTTGTCTTTGTTCATCGAGCCTTATGACAAGAACGGTGCATACTTCACCTTTACGAAAGAGGGTGTAAAGGTCACCAGCAAGAAGTCCTCCAGCGTAGAGCTGATTGCTTATCAGGAAAGCAAGAACTTTGCTCCGTTCATTTGCTGCGTAGACATTCCTATGCTGAAAGCTCAGATTGATGCCAATCCGGGTGAGTCCATTGAACTTTGGTACGGCCACGACTCTGCAATTAAGATGACCAGCGGAAAGGTTACGCAGGTTATCGCATTGCTTGAGGACGACAATCTAGAAGGAAACAGTGGCAACGACAAGGCGTAAACTCTCAAAGCTGATTGAGCAGTCCGTCAAGGCTCAGCCTCTTAATAAGGCATTCTTGATGGACCTCATGTCAGCCATTGAGATGAGAGACCAGAAATACAGACGCAAACCTTCTCAGTATTATAAACCATCTTCGTTTGTATGTCTGAGGCAGATGTATTTCATGAGAGTCGGCGAAGAACCGGATAATATCAGAACCGAGTATAATGCAATCGGAATGGCCGACACCGGTACCAGACGGCACGAAGCTATTCAGGAAGTCCTATTGGAAATGGACGAAATGGGATATGACTGGAAGTATGTGGATGTCGAAGATTATCTGAAAGAAAAGTGGGCAGAGCAGAAATGCTTAACCATTAAGGTCAGAGGTAAGAAGGGTGCAGAAACTCGACTGTTCGATGAAGCACTCCAGATTTCATTCATGTGCGACGGTATTATTCAGAGAAAGTCCACCGGACAGTATTATCTGTTCGAGTTCAAGAATCAGGTGTCTTTCAAATACAATGGCAAGGAATCTGTGGATAAAGAGCACATTGCTCAGGTATCTTGTTATTGTATGGCGTTAGAGTTAGACCAGGCTTTCGTCGTGTATGAGAATCGAGATGTGTGTACTTTGGAATGTCCGGAGCTTCTCACTGTTACAGAAGAAATGAAGGACGCTTGTTCCTCTAAAATCTTCGAGTGCGATAGCTATGTGGAAAAGATGATTCCTCCACCTCCTCACGAAACCAATAAACCTTGCAGATGGTGCTCATATCAAACTGCTTGTAGAAAGGCTGGTAAATAATATGGAAAAACTCATTAAAAGTGTTCAAGCTATCAAGGAAGAGGAATACGGTAGAGCCTCTGAAAAGTTCGGAGCTGTTAATAACTCGGACCACGAAAGTTTTGCTGTTCTGTTTGAAGAGATGCAGGAATCCTTAGACGAAGTTAAGAACACTGATGCAAATATTCAGCAGTTCTGGCAGATGGTAAAGAGCAAAGACTCCGGAGACCAAGATAAGCAGAGTGTTCTTACAGCCATTGAAAATTCTGCTATCTTTGCAGCTTGTGAATTTATTCAGGTAGCTGCAATGGCATACAAAGCCAATAGAACTATTCAGCAAAGGTTGGAGCAGTAATGCTCGCAATTGGTATTGACCCAGGAAAATCAGGTGCATTGGCTGTAATGTACCTAGATGAAGACAGAAGTGTTATTCGCATTAAGCTCGTACCCTTTGAGGAACAAGCATACAGAGACGCCCTTCTTTGTTGCAAGGACGAGAAGGTGGTTTGCTTGGTTGAGAAGGTAGGTGCTATGCCTGGCCAGGGTGTTGTGTCAATGTTCAACTTTGGGCGGAATCTCGGGCTGATAGAAGGTATGCTCATGGCGTTACACCTACCTTATCAGCTTGTTCCTCCACAAACCTGGAAGAAAGAATTTAGCTTGTCGAGTGATAAGCAAATGTCCATCGATGTATGCAAGAGGTTGTTTCCAAATATCAATCTTCTTGCTACACCGAGGAGCAGAAAAGAAAGTGACGGTCTCGCAGAAGCATTGTTGATGGCCGAGTACGCAAGGAGGCGAATGTAATGGCAGATAATATACCAGCTTTATCTCATGAAATTGATAAAGAAAAGATGGCAAAAGTTGCCGAACGAGTTGACCTCCTGAGTAGAGAAGTCAACGAAATGGTAGACAAGATTGTCAGTGAGGCTTGCTCAGACCTTGACGATTATATGCAAGGTATCGACGAGGTTCTCACAAATCAGAAGAACCCTGTGACAGATGCTCAGCTGGACGACTTTACCTTAAACCTCTCCTCTCTACTGTACTTCGTTTCAGCAGCTCAGGAAAATCTCGGAATCAAAGAAGATGTTTCAAGAGCTGTTCAGAAAGAGATTTACAACAGAGTCAGAGAAAAGGCACAAGGTACAGTTGCTGACAAAGATATGGCAGCAGAGCTTCAGTCACAAAATGAGACCCTGACGACTGTAATCTACAACAGAGCCTATAAAAAGGTGAAGTTGAGAGCGGAAGCAGCGTCAGAGATGGTCAATTCAGTGAAAAAAGTCATGACACGACGCATCGCAGAGTACGGGATGAGTCAGTCAGACGACGGCAGAGTCGGGAGGTAACTCATGGGAAGGTGTAGTGGAATGTCATGTTGCTTCTGTGAATATCCTCTGGAAGAAGCCGAGTACATCGCTGTTGATGACGACGGTGAAATAATCGCTATGTGCGAGGACTGTTATAGCAAAGCGGCGAAATTTTTCAAGACAGGAGGAAAGAAAAATGTCCAATCTGGATTCGGTAATCAAAGACCTGAACAAGAAGTTCAAGATGAATCTGATAAATGAAGGCCTTGTATTTGAGAAGATACCAAGGATTCCCTTCAGTTCTCCTCGTCTGAATTATATGATGTATGGAGGACTTCCGGTAGGTCGTATCGTAGAGTTTGCAGGAGAAGAGGGCGGAGGTAAGACTACAACTGCTCTTGATGTCGTAGCAAATGCTCAGAGGTTGTTTCCGGACAAGAAGGTTGCTTATGTCGATGTAGAAAGAACTCTTGACCCTGAGTGGGCTCAAAAGCTGGGAGTCGATGTAGCTAAACTGATTTTAGTATCTCCAGAAGAGCAGACAGCTGAACAGATATTTGAGATAACCAAAGCCATTGTAGAGACGGGCGAGATTAGTGTTTGCGTGTTAGATAGTCTTGCCGCCATGGTAAGTTCCCAGGCATATAGTAAAACCATTGAGGACAGGACATACGGCGGTATCTCAATGGCTCTCACATTGTTCAGCAAGGAAATGATACCTATCTGTGCTAGAACAGGTTGCATTCTCATCGGAATCAATCAGGTTCGAGACGACATGAACAGTATGTATGGAGGAACAACTACCACCGGCGGAAGAGCCTGGAGACATAATTGTTCAGTCAGAATGACATTCATGAAGAGCGATTACATCGACGATAAGGGAACATCTCTTACCAGAGGATGTGAGAACCCTGCTGGACACTTCGTTAAAGTCGCTCTCGTAAAGTCGAAAGTGTGTAAACTCGACAGAAAGATTGGGTTTTACACTCTGAAATATTTAGACGGAATTGACGCAGTATCTGATATTATCGATATTGCAATCAAGGAAGGTCTAATAGCAGCTGGTGGAGCTTGGTACACATTGGTAGACCCAGAAACAGGAGAGGTATTCCAGAAGGATGGAAAGGACCTCAAGTTCCAGGGTAAAGCTAAATTGAGGGATTTCTTAATCGAGAACAATGACTGGCTCGAAGATATGAAGGAGCAAATACTTCTTAAGTTTTCTTAAGAAAACCCTTTACAATTTGGGTTGTATGTATTACAATAGTGTTGAGGGTTAATCAATAGCCTTCAACACTATTTGTACATAGGAGGTGAAAATTGTGGAATCAATACTCAGAGGAATAAAGCGTCCGATGAGCGTGAATGGAACGAATGTCACAGATGTTGAGTCTATTATCGCTTCGCTGAAGAATGGAGACACGGTATCAATTACACTGAATGCTATTCCGGTACAAAATCAGGAAGTGTCTCCTGCTCAGCAGACAAGGGTAATGACAAGCAACGATATGAGAGTCAACCATTCATACATCATTAAGGTTCGTCAGTACATGACGAAACCGTCTTCACCAGATTTCGATTTTCAGGCGAAGTGGAACAACGATATTCCAATGCCGTTCCGAATCATGAAGGGCAGAGTGCTAAAAGAGACAAGAGGAATGGTCATGATGGACTGTATAGCAGTTCCTCTCAAGACAGATGTTTGCATGAGGTGCGGAAGACCTCTAACGCATCCGGTTAGTCGTCTTTATGGAGTCGGGCCTGAATGCGGAGGACACGCACACATCAATCCATTTGACACTGAGGAAGAGTTGTTTGCTTCTTTAGACAAAGTAAAGGAACAGCTTTCTCAGATTAAGTGGAGAGGATGGATTATCAAATCCGGAATAATTGAAGCCACTGAGGTTAGAGGAGGAGAAGAAACATCTCAGCTAGAAAGCAAAAGAGAATTGGGCTCGTAAAAAAACAAGAAGAATGTCAGGAGGTTAGATAATGTCAGGTATTGAAATTCGACCTGTTATGGAACACTACGAAGTCTATCAAAATGGAAGGTTTCTGTTTTCTGGAGATACACTCAAGGAAGTAGAGCAGGACCTTGAAGAAATGGAGGAAAAGAAATGATAAACACAAAAGGAGAGTGGATTTATACCAATGCAGAGATTGCGTATGAGTTAGGTTTGTCTCCGGCCACTGTCAATGCCATTGGAAAAAAGCTTTATGGAAATAAGATTCCTCATTGGACAATCGGTGAAGTTCGAAGAATCATCGAGTACATTAAGTCTATCACCGTCGAAGAAGATGAGAAAAGACTCAATCTTTTAAGAGTGACCATTAAGGAATGCGGTTATGAGAAACAAGATGACGAAAATGTGAAGAAGAGCGTTGCTAAAGACCTTCACAGAATTGATTGAGGTGCTTATGGCTAAGAATATCAGAAGAGGTCAGGTATGGTACCATGTTCCAACGGTCACTCCTGCTGGACATATTCAGAAAGGTCCTAGACCTGTTATCATCGTATCAAATAATCAATGCAACAAGAACTCATCTGTTCTCCTCGCCGTACCTTGTACCACACAGATTAAGAAGAACTTTCCAACTCATGTAATGTTTATTATGAACAAGCAAGTAAGCATTGCTCTCACGGAGCAGGCAGGTCCAATCAATGTAGATGAACTCACGAACCTGAAGTATGTTTTAGAGGATTACATAATGGACCAGGTGGATGCTGCTCTTAAGATTTCATTCGGTCTTGCTCCTGTTCCTTCTAATATTCCCGGTAGACAGTTCAATCCTAATTATAGTATTCCTCGTGAACCTGTAAAGAAGGAACCTATCGGTCATCAGGTGGAGAAGTTCTATAAAAAGTATCCGGACTATAAACCGGAAGAGCCTAAGAAGAGAAATGAATGGACTCAGGATAGGGTAAGACAATTTGTAGAAGACTGTTCCTCCTTCTCTACTGAATCAGTATGTGCCAAGTACAAGATTTCAAAGGCTACCATGAACAACTACCTGAGAAAATTCAGAAGCAAATAGGAAGGAGAATTATATGTCTTTAATCAAGTGGGACAATAGACCACCAGTAATTAAGAGCGAAGAAGACGAAAGTATCAAAGCAATATTCGATGAACTGAAATCTACTTCGAGTCGGTTAAGCAAAGAGAGTATCCTGGACAAAGCAAAGAGCAACGATACCTTTTCAGTAGTCCTGGACTTCGTGCTTAATCCGTATATCACCACAGGACTCTCAGATAAAAAGATTACAAAGAAGGTTGCTGTTCCTGCACTCGAAGAACTGCATTCTTTCACAGAAGCATTGGAGTTCCTGAAGAATAACAATACAGGGTCAGATGAAATCATAGCAAGTATTCAGAAGTTTATTCGTGAAAGACCTCCAGAGATGTCAGAGTTCTACCGGAGCATCTTTACAAAGTCTATCAAGGTAGGCATCGGGGCAACGACTGTCAATAAGGTCTATGGACGAGAGTTCATTCCACAATTTGAGGTTATGCTCGCTGATAAATACTTCGACAATACAGAGTGGGTAGATGGTAAGGAGTTCACTATCACTCTTAAACTCGACGGTATTCGTTGTGTTGCTATTAAGCAGGATGGAAAGGTAAGATTCTTCAGCAGACAAGGTCAGGAAATTCTTGGATTGGTAGAGATTCAAAAGGAACTTGAGTCTGTTAGTAAGGAATCGTTTGTACTGGACGGCGAACTCATTGTTGATGGACCAGGAACCAGTGCAGACCAGTACAAAGTCACGACTCAGGTTGTACGAACAGATGGGGATAAGAAAGGTGTCACATTTTATGCTTTCGATGTTCTCAAGGTAGAGGAGTTTGAGAATCAGAAATGTGAAACATCTTATACTCTCAGAAGAAAGACTCTGGAAGAGGAATTCAAGTTCCTCAATCATGTGACACCGCTTCCAGCTCTGTATAGCGGAACGGACACGCAGAGGATATTCGACCTACTGGAACTTGTCCGCAAGCAGCATAAAGAGGGTGTCATGGTTAATATCAACGATGCCATGTACGATTTCAAACGGACAAGGAATCTGCTTAAGGTGAAGGTAATGCAGGATGTAGACCTTGCCATTACAGGGTTTGAAGAAGGGTCAGGAAGGCTGGAAGGTACTCTGGGTCGCATAAATGTAGACTATAAAGGAAACACTCTCGGAGTCGGCGGAGGATTCTCAGACGAACAGAGAAAATGGTTTTGGGAGAATAAAGATAATCTCATCGGACGAGTTATCAGTGTTCAGTATTTCGAAGAGACACAGAATGCAAACGGAGTACCTTCGTTGAGATTTCCTGTATTCAAGGAACTTCGGGAAGAAGGAAAGGAGGTCAGTTATTCATGAAGACTGCAAGTCAGAAGCAAGAACAGCAGATTGCTAAAATGGTTGGAGGAAGAACCCAAGCTAATTCAGGTGGAACAAGATTCGGCGGAGGAGATGTTCATACAAAGAATTTATTCATCGAAGCAAAGACTCCCCTGTCTGATAAAGCATCATTTTCTATCAAGAAGGAATGGCTGGACAAGA